TCTCCATCTTCCATCTTTGCCTTGATTATTAACGCTTTCTCTTTCGTGCCAGAGTTCAGTTGTAATGTCGTATTCCCAAGTCTTGTTTGCACTTGGAAAGGTTAGACAATAAAACTTATGCCCGTCTTGAACATAGGTAAAGCCAATTGCATCGTCAATTGTTGTATAAGTTTCTATTTCTTGCGAAATTGGAAAAGTTGAAATTGGCTTTAATTGGTAGCCAATAGTTTGATAAACAATTCTATCGTTTCCTAAAAAGAAAAATGAATTGTCCATTGTGGCAATTGAATATTTGGAGGCGCAGCCTTTCTCAATATAAACACCTTCTTTTCTTTGGAATAAGGGCGAGCCTGATCCAGTATTGTAAAACACTTGGATAATATCTTCTTTAAAAAACCACAGTTCTAAATTATTCTGATAAACCCTTACTATTTTTGAAGAATTAGCCTCGACAGTTGCGGCATTTAGAGCGTTCCAATTTTGAGTGGTATTGACATCTGACCATTGAAATTCATTGCTATTTAGCAAAGCGGATACTGTAAATCCATCTAGGGTTGTAACTGATCCTGAATCATTAAAATCAGCATCGGTAATTTGAGCTAAAGAAGAAGCGGTTGGGGTGCAATAATAAGTAATTCCATTTGGCAATTGAATTGTAACTTGATCTCCGTTATCAGTCATTATTACATTTCCAATCTCTGTGGTAATATTACCCAATAATGTTACTGTTTTTGAAGCATCTATTTTATAAACTTTATCACCGACAACCACATAAAGATTTTCACCCATTACACGCATTCCGTAAACGGGCAAAGAAACCCCAGTATCTTTCCAAACAGTTAAACCAGCAGTCCCCAAAACCATATTAGGAAAAGAACTTGTTTGAGGAGTTATTTCAGCATAGCAATTCAACATTTTTTCTGCCGAAACTAAACCGCTTTTTGCCTTATATGAATTTACTCCAAAATGGATTGGTTGAAGCATTATTGATATAAATTATAGGTTGGTACAAAATAAATTGAATCTTCTCTATCGTAGCCTTTTAAGTTACGCAACATTTCATCAGCAGTTCTTTTAATTAACTCTGCTTTTGTTTTGTCAATTCCGTAATCATAGGTAAGGCGAGAAGCTAAACCAAAGGCTAGAGTTTCAGCCCATTCAATTGGAAAATCGGGATTGTCGTTTCCAGTTGTAAAATCAAAAAACATTTTTTGAAATGTAAATTTGATTGTGTTAGTTGCATCATCAGGAGCTTGATATAAATAAAAAGTGCCATAACTCAATTGCTTATCATAATAAAATTGAGTTGGCATTCCTGTAACTTTCTTTTGGGATAAGTTAAAATAATCACTTCTTGCCAATTCATTTAGAGGAGTATCGTAATCTGAGGAATCTCTTTTTCTTGCTGATGTAATTGCTTCAGGACGAGTAATTTTAGTTTGATAAACATAAACAGTTGCTGCACTTGAAACATCGTCTGTTAAGGCGTTAGTTAAATTAATTGTTGTTCCTGCAACACTGGCAACAGTTGTCCAGAAAATATCACCATCATCTTGCATAACTCCAACATAATAACCAGCGGTAAAGCCAGTTGCGCTTGTAACCACAATTGCCGTTGCTCCACTTGAAGCCGCTGCACTTGTTGTTGTTTCTGCGAAAGATTCAGTTGCGTTTGCGGTTGATCCGTCAATGGTATAACTTTCTTGTCCAACTGTTAAAAACAAAGTTCCTTCAGCATATTTCCAAAGATAAATCCCTTCGCTTTTTAAGCCTTTTACAAACAAGTTTAAAGCATCAGAAGCCTCATTTACCTCTTCGGAAGTTAAAGCCCTTCCACGAGTCTTAACTCCAAGAATTGATAATGCTCTACTAATTATATCGTTTCTTGTTTGTGAAAATGTATTTGTGCCGCTAACTGCCATTTTTAACTAAAATTAATGTTAATGTTGTTTAACTCTTCCACACTTTCACAAGCTTTAATCTCGTTCTTTAAATCAGTGTAAAGAGAGTGAGTATTATCATCTAAAACTGTATAATGATTTCTTGCTCTTGCGTACAAATCTCTAAATTGAGAAAGCGTTAATTCTCTTCTAAAATTATCGTTATCAGTCCAATTGCTTGAGGTGAGGTTATTTGTTTCTAAGTAATAAATTCTTGCCGCTAATACTTCTAATTGGCTTTTATAAACATTAAAATCAAATCCATTAGTTGATATTAAAACAAAGCTATTTAAAGACGCTTCTTTATTTGCTTTAAGCTCAAGAAGTTTAGAGGTTTTGGCGTTATCTAAAATATTAACTAAATCTTCTTCGCTTACATAAGTAAGTTCTGCAATCTCCTTTTCGTTTAAAAGAATTGCTATTCCATTGACTAATTTGTGCGGTTGTAATTTTATTTCGTCTTGTGTCATTAAATGTATCCTCTCATTTTAATTGTTCCTGAAGCTATATTGCCGTTTGTTGTATCGCTATTTGCTGTTTTAAATAGAAACTGTATTGCGTTAATAGCTGATGTAGCCCCAGTATAAATTCCAACGCCTTCAGTTTGTCCTTGATAATTTGAGGCAGTACTAAATGGATAAGTAACAAACCATAAAGCTTGTTTATAAGCAGAAGCATTTGCAGGATTGTATAATCTTAAATATCCATTAACACCTCCTCTAGTTGCGTTATTCCCTGGACAAGTTGCCGAATTAGCGTCTGAGCCAGTAATAGAAATACCTGTGGTTTTATTAGTTACACTAGCTTCTGAGTCAGAAGTTGAAGCCCAAGAAGAGCGTTGCAGATAACTTGAATTAATCCAAGTTGAACCATTATTAGTAGAATATTGAACTGTTAACATTACCGCATTAACAGAAGGTAAAATATTAATAAATTCAAACTCATAAACTGAAAATGAGGAAGATAAATTGGTAAAAGAAATTGAAGTTGAAGAAGAAGCTGTTGTAGAAGATATTAATCTTACAGGCTCTGCGTTTGAATAATTAAAATATTGAACAATCCAGTTTGTTCCATTGTATCTGAGACAAGCAATATTATTAGTATTCCCTAAAGTAATGCTTAAACCAGTTGGGTTGACAATATTACCAACTCCGCTTGTAATAGTTATATCTCTTGAATTATTTGCTGTATTTAACCAAATAACTTGTCCTTCTTGCCCACCGCTAATTGTATCTAAATCATCAGTTGCAGCAGCTCCTTCGGTGTCAATTACATAAGAGCTTGAATTGTTAGTTAGTGTAATCGCCCCAGTAGCAATTGTCAAAGCAGTTGCAGAACCAGAAAGAATTGGCAAAGAAGAAGGATTTAAGCAGACAATATCAACGCCATCATTAATGTTAAAATACCTTTGACTAGCTCTTAAATCGTTTGCCTTTAATGCAACCTTTGTGCCTTGTTGTGTATATTTTTTCCAATTTAAGGCAGATAATCCATCAATTGCTAAAGTTGGACTATTTTCGCAATCAAGATGAGGTTGCACTACAAAAGTTTGAGTGTTGGCGTATGCGCTGATTGTTGGATTAGCAATTAAAGTGAAAGCTGTTGATGTACCCGCAGTTAAGCCCCAATAAGAAGTTGGGCGAACATCAAAATCATTAAGAGAAACGGCGGCATCGGTTGCGCCAACTGGATCAGCTCCAGCTCCATCAACAATATTATTATTAGAATCTTTAACAATAAGCTTTAATTGAGATAAATCAGAATACCAAATTTCAGGAAAGCGACCATTGGCGTCAGATAAAACAGGGTTTGTATTTGCAACAGTTAATCCATCATCTTGATAAGTTGTAACTTGTGTTGTCGTTCCTGTTTGATAAAAATAATATTTATAGCCAACGCCAACAAGTCCAGCGTTAGTAAATATTCTTGCGATTGGTTCGTAAAATCTTTGTGCCATAATTTAGTCTCTATAATATCTTTTTTTAATTTTAGATGGGTTATTTTGTATTTCTTCTTCTGTATAAGTAGGAGGCAAGCCTTGCTGCATATCTTGTTGGTTTGACTCAAGCATTTGTTGACGGATTTGCTCTTCTGTTAAATTAACATCAGAAGCTTCTGCATCACTTGCTCCAAAATTTGCAACGAAATCTAA